TACTAGCGATCGATTTTCTATTATTGATAGTGTTGTATATAGCTATTAGTATTATTCGTTTTATACTAGTTGGATGTCTGTACATGTGGTTTAAAAATATTGGATATGGATTAACTAAACACGATGCTATTATTTTATCATTGAGTGGTCTGAGGGGTGAGATAACATTACTTTTATCGTTAATAGTTAAATTAGAATTTGAGATACCAGAAGTAGTAAAAGATAAGATATGTTTTTATTCCTCAGGTATTGTCGTTATGACAATACTGATAAACAGTAGTCTAGTAAAGTATCTAGTAGGAAAGTTCAATAAAGATGAAAATAAAGAAGAACTTTTAGATGAACAAATATTAAATATTAAATCACATTTAGAGGAAGTTAATGAAAAGACTATTTATAAGATGAAAAATAACGAGTTTTTTATCAAGGCTAATTGGGATAAAATTGATTCCGAATTTAAGAAATGTGAATCAAAAGATGAAATTGAGTTAGACGTAATCATTGGCGAATATTCACAACATTCTATGTTAATAAAAAGTCGTAAAATATTTTTACAGTGTCTGAAAAAACAGTATTGGAATCTATTTGATAGGCATATGCTTTATAAAGACGTTGTTGTTAAATTAATAGATATTGTCGATGATGTTTTAGATACAAGTGAATTAGATTGGTCTGATTCTATTAAACCATATTGTTCTACAAAAGAAAGTATGTGGTTGCCAATTATTGGTAAATGCTTAGATAAATGTACAAAAGTTTATACCATAAAACATAATTATAATATAGTAGCTGGATATATTATCGGTCAAAGAGAAACATTGGTAAAATTAAGTAATGTTATTAATAATGATGAAATTTTTGAAAAGTTGGAAGATATTTCACATAAATCTGAAGAGATGGGAATTAAGTTTATGAAAAATATAGAGATAATATATCCTTTATTAGTGTCAGATATAGAAACGAAGCAAGTTTCCTATTTAATATTAAAGAATCAAGAGGATTATCTAAAACAATTATCAAATGATGGTGAGATTTCTGAAAAGTTGTATAAAAAATTTATCGAAAATATCCATAAAAAAGAGTATAAAATTTATCTTTAATTTCTAATGAATTGCTGACGTTGTTTAAACTTTGCCTCAATTTCTTGTTCTTTCTGATATTTTCTTAATCTTCTGAGTTTCTCTTTTCTCAATTTCTCTTTTTCTAGTAGTTGTAAGTTTATTATATCTTGTTCTGACATTTCATGGGATACATTTCCTCTCTGTTGCATTAATTCATCTACATTCTTATAATCACCTTGTCGAACATTAGGTGTATTATGAGATATTTGTTCACACTCGCTATGTGCCCTCATGTAATCTGTATATGCAATTTTTTTCTTTTTATCGTTAATATTAAAACCGCTTGTAAAATCGGTTACTTTTTCTTTTCCAATTGTATCGAAAGAATCTGTTGGTATCATAGATTGAGGTTCCTCATATATAACTAATCTTCTGCTATCAAATTGTTTTAATCTTGCGTTTTGAATAGAAGAAATATCTTCAGATCTAATTTGTCCATTTTTCTCCATATACGTACCATATCCATGATCGTCAACATCTTCAACTCTATAAGTTTGATATAATTTGTTAAAACTGTTAACATTAAAATTTTTTGTATTGACGATTGGTTGATTCATTTGTTCTTGTTTAACTTCTTCTTCATGTTGTTGAGTTTGCTGTTGTCTTTGTTTTCGATAAGTTTCTAGAGTTCTTTCTTCCTTTTTTTGAAGAGATTCTTCTTTTTTTAATTCTTTATAAATATAAGAGTATGCTCCTTTTATTATATGAAAGCTTTGAGGATTTCCACCTCTATCTGGATGGTGTTTTAATACCAATTTTTTGAATGATTCTCGTATTTCTAGTAAAGACGCATCGTATTCTACACCTAAAACTTCGTATGGATCTAGTTCTAATTGTGAATTATTCATATTTACAAATATATAACTAATATAGATAATAATATTTATATATGATTAATTTTATTTTAATATTTAAAATTGAAAATTACATAAAATTAATCATATATAACAATGAATTTAAATAATATTGATTTAGACAATATCGATTTTGACAAAGCAGAAGATCTTTTTGACGATTTCTTAAATAGTTGTGATATAATAAAACATCAATATATTTCACCAAGTGAACTAGTTATATCTACGATAACAGTGACAGGTGGTATAGGTACTCTTGTAAATGATGAAATTATTTATAATTGTATGAAAATAAATGATGATATTATTTATTTAGAAAAAGGATCGAGAATTAGAGGTAATAAACCAATAAAAAAAAAGAAACGAGTCAAAAAAATAATTGAGGATAGCAGATTTAAAAAAGTTGATAAGAGGAAACGAGGTAAAGGTAAGAGTTTTTCGAATCAAGTAAGTATTGGTGTTAAAGGTATTTTAGAAAAACATAAAAAACCTATCAACGTAAAATTATTCAAAAATGGAAGAATCCATATGGCGGGGTGTCGTAGTTTACAGGAGGCTAAAGATATTTATAAAATAATAATTCAAGAAATTAACAAGATTCCGACAAAACATATGATTGATGGAACAGATAGAGAAGTTGATATCTATCCAATTGAGAATATTAAACATTATGATAAACCAGATTTAAAGATCAATATGATAAATAGTACTTTTCGAACAAATTTTAAGATCGAACAATTGAAAATGTATAATTTATTACAAACTAAATATGAGACTACGGATGTTTTTACAACATATAACAATTGTATGAGCTCTCCGATCAGAGTTTATCTGAAATGTTTTGGGACATATGACTCGAAGAAGAAGAGATCGAAACAGCCTTCTTTATTTATTTATCGTAGTGGATCGGTAAATGTAGTTGTTCCTGCAATGAATTTGCTATATAAATCCTACGAATTCATTAATACATTTTTTAAAGAAAACTATGATGAAATCGTCCAAAAGGATATTGATTTAGATAGTGCTGTTTTGGAACTTAAATAAAATTGAACCAACAAAAGGAAATTACAGTAGAAAAGTTGTTCTTCAATTCTTAAAGAATTTATTTGAATTTTCGATTGTATACATACAGATTGCGTATCTAGGAGCAGCCCTGATTACTGTAGCTCCCAATCCCTTAAACCAATTTTTTACAGGTTGCCTAAATAAATTATGAGCTGCTTTTGTAAAAGGAATAAATCGTTTATCTGTTTGCATTTTTACCCTCATTGTGTCAAATGGAAGTCCGATCGGCCATGAGCATGCTCCTGCTATCCCACCAGCAATCATTGGGCTAAATTGATTTTCTCTCAACTTGTCATATACGCCATATAATACTGGATATGAAAGCATACAACAAATGGCAGAAGGAACAAATCCATTCGTCCATCCTCTGATACCTTCTTTTATAGTGATTTCTTTACTCATTCTATAGTATCCTCTGAAAGATTCATTAAAACGAGGGTCTTTTATAGTTTGGGCTCGACATTTAATATTATATAATGGCAAATCCCCAAATGTTTGACACAAACCAGCAAAGGCGGAGATTCCCAATAATCTCCATCCCTTTGGTGGTGTTTTATCTTTATTTTCAGTTATTTTAGAAGCAAATTCATATCCAGCCCGATTCATTCCCATCGAAACTCCTCTTAGTGTCACAGGAGGAAGTACTCCTCTAAACAATCCTCGAAACCCTATCGTATTTTGAATGTTCCTAATTACCGAACTATACGTTACATTTGGTCGCCCATTTGTTGCGGCATGCTGGAGACGAACTCGTACTGTATCGATCGGATGGGTTACCAAAATGCCAGCAGCACCCCCAAGTAATCCGCCCGAGAATTCGTTCGACATTTTGAAATTATATTGGTTATTTACAGCCATGTTATGTAATGACTTATATTACTATTATCTACTAGTATTTTTTTTTTAAGTTACGGTCTATAATCAGTCTTATAAATAAAATAGTTAAGATGAACGTTGTCTTGTTTAAAACACATTCTATATTTGAAATTTAAATTAAAAAAAAACAATTTTAATTTATATTACAAAAAAATTTGGATACTTTTATGATTTAATTATTTAATATAAATAGAGTCAATAATTAACTTTTTATTATATTTGGTGCATAAAGAAGAAATATTCTTAATATTGTTGATCTTTCCTGTAGATATTTCATGATGTGTAATTGATGCGTGGGTAAATTCAGGATAATTGTCAAATATATCTTTAACATCTTCAACATCAATTTCTAGATTATCACTAAATCTTAACATGGACGCATTTTTTTCCAATTTTTTAGAAATATTATAAATTCTCTCAGCATATGTACCATTTGAGATAACTAATATTTTATCATTATTAGTTAAACTATATTTAATAATTCCTTCTAAACCAGAATTATCTAGACATGGATAAAGTATACAAGAGTATGGTTGAGTTCTGTACATTATATGCTGTATTGGCTTAATAGATGAAGATCTTAATTGATTATAAATTGCCCCCATTGCTATATTTCTGCGATGTACTAATCGTTGTGATTTATATATATTATTAAATGAGCGAAACATTATAATATATTATTAATTGACATTATTACCATTTAAGAGGGGTTATAAAAAATTCTTTTAGAAGATCATCATAATATTTTTTTGTTTCTTCACTAATATTAGTAGAATCGTTTTTTGAATATAAATCATATTGATTGAATTTCAATACATCTTCTAACAATTCTTTATCAGTTTCATTCATAAAGTAATGATAATCATTGGCTGTATGCCATGGGTAAAATGAATGAAATCTGATGATATTAATATATTTGCTAGATAATTTATGATTATTATTATTATATTTAAGAACTAAATATAAATATTCATCATGACCAAAGGACATTTTTAAATTAGAAATTCCGCAATTTTTGGAATATATTCCAAATTTATTTTTGTATAATGAATTTGTATAATCAGGGTTATTTTTTAGAGTATCATAATAAACAATTGATTTAGAATATTGACAACCAACTGGGAAAGTATCACCAACAACAGCCCAGTATGGTTCTCCAAATTTAAATAGAATTTTTCCTAAATCATGTATCAATCCAACAATTTGAAATTCTTTATTATCAGGATAATCTTTTCTTATTCTTTCTGCTGTTTGGTATGCGTGTATAGAATTAGGTAAATCTAAATCAGGGTCAGATGGGTCAATAAAGTCATTAATTAGTTCGAGAACTTTATTCATGGTCATTATAGAATTATTCAAATTAGAATATTGTTGTATTTTTTGATTAACAAAATTTACAGTTTGATTTGTATGACATTGTTTATATAAATCATATTGCTTGGTTTTCTTTTTTAATTAATGTATACATTAAAAAACAATATAATTTATTATAATCATGGACTGGATTATAATAAATTATTTATATAATGTGAAAATATAATTATTCTGCTAAATATTCATCCCACCATTCTGGTAATCCATAATAAGTATATTCCTGTGCCTCAACGCCATTTTTTAAAATTTCAATAGATTCCTTATTGTGAAGATAACACTTCCCTTTTTTCAAAAATTTTGGTTTATTTACTATACAAGCATGCCAATTACTTTTAACTGGGCCATAATGACAAAATCCATATGTCATGTCACAATGAGAACTAAATATAAATCCTGCTATTACTTGATATATATCATTTTGTAATTCTTTGGGAATATATATACTTCCAGCCATTACAGATACTACATCATGATATTCACTTGAATCATACAAATCTTCATCACCACTCGTAATTAGATATTCATTGTTTTGGCATTCGATTTTGTAATAATCATCATAATCCATTCGTCTTGAAATTCCACATAGTGAAAATTCAATAGATTGCATGTTTTTGATGTAATTGTTTTGATAAGTAATAGATTTATCAATTTTAAATTTTATTTATTTAACGACCATAAAGATTATCAATAACTGCTTTATTTTTTTAATTAATAATTGGTCTCTATTTGCTTTTATAATTTTTTATAATTATTAATATTAAAAATAAAATTGAATAAATGAATAAACAAATAAATAAATGGATAAATGGATTTACAAAAGTTAAAAAAGTTTAATTTATTATATTTTTCATTAATACATATATTTAGTCTTTTTGCTATTTATAAAATATATACTAATGAATGTAATATATATTTATATATTTTTAATATTTTATTGTATTTGATAGCCACTCTTGGAATTACAGCAGGTTCTCATAGATTATGGACACATAAATCATACGAAGCATCTTTTTTATTAAGAATAATTTTAATGATATTTTCATCGATTGCCAATCAAGGTTCTATATATCATTGGGTAAGAGATCATATAATTCATCATAAATTTAGTGATAAAGAAGAAGATCCTCATAATATAAATAATGGATTTTTTTATGCTCACATAGGTTGGCTATTAGTGGAAAAAAGTGAAAAAACAATAAATATTGGTAAAAGTTTAAATTTACAGCATTTAAAAGATGATTGTATTGTAATGTTTCAAAAAAATAATAATAAAATATTATCTATTCTATTATGTTTTGTTTTACCAACATTAATACCATATTATTATTGGAATGAAAATTTAGTTAATTCATTCTATATAACAAATTTAAGATATACTTTACTTCTACATTTTACATGGTGTATAAATTCAGTTGCACATACATTTGGGTATAAACCATATGATAAAAATATTAAAGCATGTGAAAATTTATTTACTTCTTTTTTTGCTTTAGGTGAAGGTTGGCATAATTGGCATCATAAATATCCATGGGATTATTCAACATCTGAAAATAGTATTTTTAAAATAAATGTAACTAAATATTTCATTGATATTTGTTGTTTAATAGGATTAGCTTGGAATAGAAAAACTGTTCAAAAAAATATGATAAAAAATAAATCCCTTTAATATTTATCTTTAAAAAACTTTCATTTTAAATATTCAAAGGC